GTGCAGCCGCTTAGGATCACGGCGATCAGCAGCGATACGAGCGCGCGCTTGTTCAGCATTGCGATACCCCGCCAATTCCGCCTTGGTTGCAGCACCGCGCGCTGCGTCCCGCCGGAGCCAAAATATCAGCCCCGCGAATACAGCCGCGCCCAGCGCATACATCTTTGCTCGCGAGGGGATTAGAGATAATAGCCACACTCAATGTACCCCCTTGAAGGAGTCGTAAGCGCGGTTCACCATGACGAGAACCCCAGCCACCGACACGGCGATCAAGATGTAGGAAATCAGATTTTGTGGCACATACGGCGTGATCCAGTTGAGATTGCTTTGCGCCGACGCGCCCGCAGCCCCACCGGCAGCAATGACGCCACCGAGCCAGTTGGTCTTGGACTTTACCAGCGGCTTTGCTTCCCCGCCTTGCGCGTTTTTTGGTATGTGAACAACGGATGGCGATGCCACGTCCATAGCCGCCATGATCATGTCGTATTCAAACTGCCTGCGCGTGACGAGACCGGGGTTCACCTCCAGTTGGTGCGTGTCTGGATTGCGAGACTTGTTGAAGCGCAACAGTGCCCGCGCAGCGCCCAGAGTATCGCCAGCGTTCAGGCGGCGCAGGGCAGTTGACTTGCTGAACGCGGGGATGCCGATGTTGTAGGCCAGCAGGAAAAAACCACCGTAAACGTCCGATGGAAGCTTGACCTTTACCAGCCGGTTGATCTGTTCGTTGAAATACGCAAGGTCGGTGGCAAGAATCCGTTCCCCACCAGACTTGGTGATCTTCATTCCCTTTCTCGGGATCGGCGCAATACCGAGCGTGTCAGCATGTCCGTAGCCAATAGTCCAGTGACCAGCAGAGTCGCGATATGCGGTAGACCGCCAGCCTTCGAGCAGCTTCACTTTGTTGATTGTGTTCGTGCTTACTCGGTTCATGGTATCCTCGCTACATTTGGTTTGCCACTACGCTATGCCAAAATGGCAACGGATGCAACAAAAAAGATCAAGGTATGAAATTGACCGCGACATAGCCGCCAGCCGTGACCACCGTGCCGTCGGCAATAATCACAAGCCCCGGCCCGAATTTTTCCCACGACACGCCGGTCCCGAGACCGTTGCCAGCACCGATGGCGGTGACAACATTCGCGTTCGTAAGAACGGCAATGCCGGTGACGCCAATCATATGTGTCATCGTTGGCAGCATGATGGTGGTTGATGCGCCCAGCGCGATTGCAGGCAACGGCGACTTAATAAACAGGCTCGACCCGTCATCTAGGACGGTTGTTACTCCAGCCGTTGCGTCGAGATTGCCCGTTATCACCCCAATTATTTGCTCTCGATAGCTTGGGGCTGATAAACCAGAAGCGCCGCTTACCACCGCCGCTTCGTCAGCGATGGTTTCTGGCATCGCGGCGATCGCCACGTCTTGCCCTGAAAACGCGAGCACGTTGGCCTGCGGATGGGTGTGACCGCCAGTTTTGCCAGCCAGTTTTGCATCGCCGGTCACGAGGTCAATGTACTGGTATGTCCCGAAATTCGGGTCAATAGCGTGCAGCAAGGCCGCCGCCGGTACATTGAGTGGAATCACAACGCCAGCAGCGGTGATCAGTTTTCCGTTTTCGTATCTCATATCATGCGCTCCTTAATTCCACTCGATCACGACGAGGCCGTTGCCGCCAGCAACGCCAGTGGCCGCCGTCCCTGTGCCGCCAACATAATCAACATCAGTATTGCTTGGCACAGCAGTCGATCCGCTAAGCGTTGCTACAGTGGAGCCGTTAGTCGCCCCACCGATATACCCAGAGCCACCGCCACCAGATAGGCCAACCCGCCCGCCGTTGGACCCGGCAGTACCACCACCGCCGCCATACAAGCCGCCGCCGCCGCCCGCGCCTGCCCGCTGGACGTTATCGCCACCACCGTTTCCGCCGATGTAGAGAGCGCCAGAAGTTGCTGGAGTCGTTGACTGTACGCCGCCATATGAACCGGCGGCACCACCAGCGATCTGAGTGCCGGGGCCGGATGCCACAGGAGAAAACGTAGCAGGAATGGCTGGTGTATTCCCCGAAAGGCCACCACCATTAGCCCCCACCAGAGTTGCGTCAGCGCCGGAACCAGAGCCGCCACCGGCGATAATTACTGCATCAGAAGCAACAGCGGACGCCAACGGAGCCTTTAGGACCCCAGACAACCCGCCGCCGGAGCCGCCTTTTGAACGAAATGCCCCGCCGCCAGCGCCGCCGCCGCCATAAGACGGTAGTAGAGCTGGGTTTACGCCGCCATTGGTGCTGTTACGGCCAACAGCACCGCCGCCGCCTACGACAACCGTCAATGACAGACCTGATAGCGTATTTAGCTCACCGACAGAGAACCCACCAGCGCCGCCAGAGCTTAGACCTTTGACGGCGACCCCGCCACCACCTGCACCCCAAGCCTTAATCTTAACCCAAGTCGCGCTGGCCGGGACCGCAAAAGTCTGGTCCGCGCCGGTGTAATTAAAAACCTGCTTGTTCGGGTACGTCAATGGCGGGGCCGCGACCGCAATCGTGCCTGTGTACGCTTTATCGACATAGTTGAATAAGCTGTCTGTGGCGCGGATTGTGAAGGTGTAAGCTGTGGTCGCCGGGTCAGTCGGTTTTCCAGTTAGCGCGCCGGTTGCCGCATTTAGCACCACCCCCGCAGGGAGAGTGCCCGCATGTACCGCATAAGTATAGGGCGCTGTGCCGCCAGCCGCGACGAACGTATCCGTCGGCGGCGTGTTGTTCTCAAGCGTGACCGTGCCGGGGGCCAGAGACCCGCCAGCGATAACATGACCTGCCACCGTTCCGCTGAACGTCTGATCGTTGAAGTCGCCGCTGGCATCAGTGCCGCGAATTGTGAAGTTGTAGGTAGAACCACCAGCGCCGGTTGGTGTGCCGCTTATGACTCCGGTCGTGGAATTGAGGGACAAGCCCGGCGGAAGCGCGCCAGCTTGAACAGCCCACGTTGTCGGGGCCGTTCCGTTACTGGCGGTGAGCGTCGATGTAAGAACCGTGCCGTTGGCTGGGTCTAACAGCGGGGACGCTGTGATTGTACCGCCCAGATTTACGGGTAAGGACAGAGTCGTGTAGAATGGAATCAGTCCGTCGCCCAACAGACCGACGCGGGTCAAAGACGTAATCGAGATCGTCGCGGCGGTGTGGTTATACATCATCGTGCCGTCGGATGACAGGACAAGCCCGCCCGGTTTGATGTTCAGGCCAACGGCGGCGTTCGGAACGGTGGCCCCGTCGCTTACGCGTTCCCACGCGCCGTCAACATTGAATTTCCAAGACTGACCGCCGGGGGCGCTGTAGGTTGTGCCCAAGGCCGGTGATGTGGGGAATGACATATTGTTCGCCTTCGCTTAGATTTGGAGCCAGAAACTCGCTGTGCCGTCGGTGGTGTAAATGTATACCAGACCTGTGACAGTGGAGTACCAAGTGTCGTTGAATTTAGGAGTCGCAGGGGCAGTCGCGCCAGCGGTATGCGTCCCGCCAGCGGCAGACTGGATGGCCTGCCACAGCATTGTGTCATCAGCGTCGGTGAGCGCGATACCAGCCGACGTGACCGCCGTCCTGATTTGCGCCGCGATGACGTTAAGCCAAGACGCCGACAGAACAGTGCCGTCGGCAGCACCGGCGGCAGAGCAGTCTTTGAACCATGTGTCCACAGCACTGACAATGGCGTCCGTCGCTGGCCGTGTTGTGGTGTAATTCGGTGATTGTGGGCCGAGTGCAGTCGCCATAATGGTATCACTTATGCTGTTTTGTTATGCCTAAATGACATATGGGTGGCACATAGCGAATCCGCAAGTGCCACGCGAGGTTGCGTGGTGTGGTTAGAACATCTTGGCCGCGCGAAACTTGCCGCTTATGTCAGCGTGCAGTCCTATGTCGTGGTTGATTTCCAAGGTGATCACGTTGCCTACGGCAACCGTTTCAACGATTGCGCACGAAATCCCTGACTTGGTTATCTGTGGCGAGCCGTCAACCGATTGCTCAAACATGGTGATGCCGTTGCGAAGGATGCGCATACCGATAGCCCGGCCATTTAGCGGACCCAGCGCATAGGCCGAGAATACCCATGTGCCCGCCTGCGCGGCGGTGATCGTGATCGCTGGCACGCCGACAACCGCAGTCCATGCACGACGCAGAACGGCAAGCTCTGTATAGTCGTATGTGATTACCTGCTGGTTGGCGATAAGCGCCGCCACTTGGTTTTGTAACGTGAGGATATTCGGCTCGACCGTTGAAGTCAGGTTCGTGTCGATCTGCTTAACCGCCGCCGCCAAGGCAATCGGGTCGGAGGCCGGAGGGGGAACAGCCGCCACTATGTCGGCCTGAGCCGCCACGACTTCTGCATCGTGAAGCGCGGGCACGGTGAACAAGAGAGGAACAACAGATGAGTCAAGTGTGCCAGCGTCGTTCGCCGCGTCGCTCAATCGGTCTTGGAGAAGATAGAAATCAGCTAGAGTTGCTACTGAATAGGTAGCCATGATGCTTCCTTGTGGTTAAACGTAGATTCGTGTTTTGAACAGCTTGCGCCAGTTGATGCCGTCGCTGTAAACGATTTGGTTAATGTCAGTCGCATAGGCGACCGCACCGACGTTTGCCGCCGCAGCCGGGATCGTGAGGGCTGTAAACGAGCCGAGGTGAGTCATGCCAGCCGTAGAGAGACTTGCGCCTGTGATACTGCCTGTCGCGTTGATTGTCGTGCCGACGGTCAGAGCGCCAGCGACCAGCGCCGTGCTGGATGCCTCGAAAGCACCGGCAACCGTGACGCCGCCTGTGACCGTGATTGACCCCGTGACAGACCCGCCGGACAGCGGCAGGTACGCCGACGAGCTGATGCTCGACAAAGGCGCGTGAACAATGGTGCCAGTTGACACATCAAGAACCGCGACCAGATCGTTTGCCATGTCGATCGCGGTGTAGGCCGGAAGCCCTGCAATGTCGAAATTCAGCGTGACGTCGGATGAAAGAGTCCCGCCGCCCGTAAGCCCAGTGCCAGCCTGAACATTGACCGGCGCGGGCGGCACATATGGCGCGCCAGCGGGGGCGTTGATGATCGTTTTGCCGCTGGCGGGATCAATGGAAAACGCGACGCCAGTACCAGCCATGACGCCGGACGCCACCAAGCTGTTCAGGGACGCGCGGCCAAAGTCGCCGTGCGAGCTGTCGTACACCATCACGGTATCGTTTTTGGGATCAATCGTTGTTGTAGCCATTATGCGAGCATCACTTTCAAGGCCGGGACGTCGATGTTGATGACGCCGCCGACGAGGGATAGGCCGGGGCCGACGGAGATAGACTGCTGCGACTTGATGGCCTTCCACAGAAGAGTCATGTCGCCGTCATTGGCCGAGAAATTTGCACCGTCGGCAATCGCGCCGTTTATCGCGCCGCGCAGATTCCCGATAAGCATATTAAAAAATGCGGCATCCAGAACCGTGCCGCTTGCGCCGCCCGGCACACAGTCTTTGACCCAAGTATCCACGCCGACGCCGTAGCGGTTGGTGCTGGTGCCAGCGGGCAGCATCGTGACTGCGTTGTTGCCCTGCGGGCCAAATGCGGTGTTCGTTGTCATTTTGCGTTTCCGGCTTGCCTATCTGACATATGGGTGTGCATGGAGCTGGGATCAAGCGAGGATATAGCTGATCACCGTGTGAGCTGGCTTGATCAAGTTGATAGTATCCTTGAGGTCTTGCAGCAGGTCGCCGCGCAGCGGATTGCAGACGTCGCCAGCCACCATACAGCCGCATTGGGTCCAGAGATTTGTGAAAGGCGAATTGACCTGCAAGAGAAGCATGGAGGCGTTCACATTCACGGTGAGTTGCACGGTAAACGAGTCGCCAATAAGCTGAGGGAACGTCCCGTCGTTCGTGTCGCAGCTCGGGAAAACAAGGTTGCCCGGCGCTGGTATGTCGGCACGTCCGGCTGTTTGCGGGGAACATGCCCCGCCCACGCCAGCGGCGGCACCGATCGTCGCGTGTCCTTTGTAGCCAGCCAAGTCGCAGCAGTCAGGACCAAGCGCGCTGCGGCCAAGCTCGCTGCCACCGACTCCAGCACACGTTCCAGTGTCCAGCCCTGACACGCCAAGGCACGCGCCTGTGTTGTGCGGTTCGATGTGTTCAGCCAGATGGGTACAGCCCACAATGGCGCACCCGGCAACCGGAGGCACATAGGTAATCGACAGGTCTTTGCACGTTATCACCCAGCCCTTTGCCAGAGCGACCGCCACGAGATAATCGCAGTTGCCGCCGCCCTGCGCGGACAGCTTGGCGCACAATGTGGTGCGCAGACCAGCATACGGATCAAAACCCGGCTTGAGACAGGCGGCATCCACGGCGGCAATATCCACCGGCGCAATGCCGTATTCGTCATACCAAACGTCGAGCGTCTCCGCTGCGGTGTCACAGTAAAATTCTTCGGACAGGGCGCAGATACGGTCCTCGGCGTATTTGATGACCTCGGCAAATGCCTTCCAGTACCGCATGAGTCCGCTGTCTGGGTCGCGGGGCCACGCCGGGCCTTGCGGCAACAGGTCGTCAACCATCCGCACCTGATCATCAAGCGTGAGGTTGCACGCCGGATCAAAATAGAGGTTCTCGTCGGTTTGACAGGCGGTCATGGCTTACCCTTTCAGAACGACAGAAGCCGCGTCATAAGTCGCCAGCTTGCCGATAGGAATCGGGTAATCGTCCTGCGGGATCGTGACGGTGTGGTATCGCTCGCCGGTTGCGTTCGATACGGCCTGCCATATCCAAGAGCGCCGGATGAATTTCTGATCGGACGGCGTTGAAACCTCGGACTTCTCGCTGATCATCGCGGCCAGCTCGGCTTTGACGTTATCGGCAACAGCCGTGGTAAATGGCGACAACCCGTCGATCTGGATAAATACAGGGTCAGCGACGGGGGCCGACACTGTGACGCGCGCCGTGATCGGTGAAACCGTGTCGATGTAGGCTTGCACGTTGGCGACGTCCGCGACTTGGGGCACGCCATTGGTGTAAACATCGTCCATCGCGAAATAAACCGCCACGGTGCCGGGGCCGAGATAATTGCCAGCCACCCAAACCCGCGTTACGCCGGGGATAGTTTTTGCCCAGCGCAGATAATCAGAAATAGAACCGGCCTGCGGCGGTGTTCGCAGACGTTCAAGCAATCGAATACGGAGTGTCTGATCGGACTCCACCACCGCGCCACCGTAGATGCCGGACGTGGCAACAATGCCCGTCGTGGGCACGCCGGTGATCGTGGCGAGCATAGTTATGGTATCCCCGCCGGTCACCGTCGAGCCGGAGCCGAAAATGTCCGCATTAACTGGTATGGTCGCCGTGCCGTCGCTGGCAATGTAGACGTCCGCGCTTGACGTGTAAGTCGTGCCGTCGGCGGCCTGAAATTGCGTTCCGGTGGGAACCAGAGTCGTGTGCTTCCCGCCGGACAGATTGATACTGCCCCGCGACTTGATTTCAGTGCTGCGAGACAGGCCGTATGCCTGCGCGTGCCGCTCAAGATAGATGCCCGTCGCAGTCAGCGGAAACGATTGCTTGGCGACGTAATCGAGCCTGTGGAATACCTCCCACACGCGCCCTGCGATAACCTTGGCGGATACCGCGATGTTCGACGGCCAGACGGTGACGTCCACGCCCGGCAGATATGTTTGGAAGGCACCGCGCGCGCGAACGGCAATATCTTCAAGACTCGGAATTGAAAATGCCAATGTGCAAACTTTCGTTGTCGGTGTGCTTCTATGGCATATGGTGCCGCGCGACCCGAAATTAAAGGTTGGGGAAGACCTGAGTCCATACGCGGGTGAACCGCTGATCAAACGCCTTTGCGCCGTCCTGCGAATAGACTTGCACGCCGATGCACACGCTGCCTTTCGGTTTGTCCCACGCCACCTGCGAGTCATACCGCGCAACCATGCCGGTGGCTGTCAGGGGCAACAGCGCGTCGTTCACCGCGTCCTCGATCCCCTTGAGGTTGGCGTCGGTCATCGCGGACCGTTCGTAAATCCACAGGTATGAGCCAAGCTCTTGCTCGCCGTTGTTGGAGTCAATGTTGATGTTGTTGCCCCACCACCCTCGCGGATCATCCTCGGCGCTAGGCAGAGGGTAATCATCGCGTGCTCGTTTGTCCGTGAATAGGCATAGCATGATTGCATTGTAGAGCTGATCGTCGGCTTTCAAGGACGTGCCGCTGATCGTCCAGTCAAACGTGTTCAAGGCCGCGTTCCAAGACGTGCCCCAGAGCAACAGCGGGCTATCTGTGCAGGGGTCATATGTGACGACTCTGGTCATTAGTTTGGTGCTCCGGTTGATCCAAGGCCGGGCGTTACGCCGCCATGCGTGTGCGTCTGGCCGATGTTTGTGCCATTATGGGTCAGTGACCCTGACTTAATTTCAACATGGCTTGCCTTGAGCGTGATGCCGCCGCCAGCCATATCCACCACGTTGCCGTTGCCGTCGGTGATCTTGACCCCGCTCGCGGTCATATCGACAGTGTTGCCGTTCCTGTCGGTGAGCTTGATGCCGTTCTCGCCCAACAAGGCCGTCTGGCCGTAGGCGTCATAGATGACAGTCTCGCCCTCGGCGGTGCTGGACGGACGGTATTTCGGGTGCGTAACTGCCACCACCTGCGCGCCGTCGCGGTTGCCGCCAATGCACGACAACAGCACGTCGCCGCCGGGCGGACAGTGCGCCGACAGGCCAAACGGTTGCCACACAGGCAGCTTGTCCAATTCCTCGCCGTAATAGCCGCTGACGGTGTGCGCCTGCATCCCTTCGCCGTCTGCGACCTTGGTCATGGTGCCGCGAGACACAGTGTTGGACATGCGGTTGGTGAGCTGCGTCACCAGCGATTCAAGCATCGCGATTCTGTCGATTAGATTTTGCATTAGAATTTCGCGAATACTTTTGAGCTAGGGGCGTCGGGTAGTGGCCGATTGTGAATTAGCACGGTTGGAGATGTGTTGTAGCTGGGCGCACCGGAGCCACCACTCTTACCTGAACCGCCCAGCGCTTTCGGGGGGACGAGCTTCAGCTTGGTCTTGGAGCCGTCGGCAGACTGCGAATAAATGCACTCGGAGATCAGCATCTCGGAGTCGATCTTGGCAAGGACTGACCTGACGTAAACTAGCTTATTCGGCTCCCAAAGCGCCCCGTCGAAAGTGAATCCTTGGCAGGTCACGCTGACCTTGACGTTGGAGCCTGCCACACGGCCAGCCTGCCATTCGGCGCGGGTGCCCGCCGCTTGCCCGTCGGCGCTTGTTTCCATCACCGCGACCATTGGCCGGAAGCGCTTGACCATTGTGTCTGCCACCTCGGCAACCGCGCCCGATGCCTCGCCGCCGTATCGGTTTTCCCAACCGGATAGCTGCGACTTGAACGTGTAATTGCTGAACCGTTTGGTGTCGGAAATATCAGCGGACATCTCAAGCACCGGCGGCACACCTTCCCCGATGTGCAAATTGTATCGCTTGTTGTCCGTCCCGCGTGTCAGCAACATGGTGCCGTCGGCCAATCCGCTGAGGATCATGCCGTGCGCGCGGGCCAGCCTGTCAATGGCAGCCGTAACTGTTTCGCCCTGATTGATCTGAAACTTACCGATTTTCACGTCCGGCACGTCGATTGTAACGGCATTGCCAACTTTCGCCGCCAAAGTATCTGCAATTCGGGACAGGTTCATGTTTTCAAAACGACCCGTCGGGTGCGTCGCTGAACTGTCAACAGAATCTTGACTCTTCGATCTGCCAGAGATTTTCACGCTGTGACTGGTCGCGGTGAATTGCGTGTTGTACTTGTTGACGTACCCCTTTAAGACCAGCACGCCGTCGGCATAGATTTCCACCTCGTCGCCCGGAGCTATCCAGTAATTGTCAGCCAGCGCGCCGATGTTAAACTCAGACAGGCTTATGTCAAAACTGCGCGCGGCGGACGTCATCTTGGCCGTCACCGAAATGGAATCCCACGCCGAATATTCGACGCCATTTGCAAGCATGGTGATACCCATTAGCGCGACAACAATTCAACAACCGGCCCGACAAAGGACGGGTGCGATGCCCTGTTGCGCGTCCACACTTCGATAGCGCGCAGCGGGTCGTTGTAAACTCGGTTGGCGATATACAGTGCTGAAATCGGGCGGCGGAATATCTTGCTTACCACAGGCGCGGAGTCAGTCCACTTGGCCCCCATGTCGCGGATGACCTGCGAGCGAAACCGATCAAATGTTTCCAGCACACCCGGTTCGGTGCGCGGGTTTATGCGTGAAGCCTCAGCCTCGGACCAGCGGACCAGCGTGTTGCGCGACTCCGTGGCATTGCGCCGCGAGCCGAAGTTTTGCGCCACAAGGTTCTCTGCCCAGAGGCCCCCGAACGAGCGCCGGAATAATGCGTTTATGGAGATGCTGTTTTGAGAAAGGCGCGTTCGCAGCGCCGACTTTGCCGTGTATGGCCGCTCGTCGATTCCCGTCCAGATTAGGTTTTCCAGCGCGCTTGCCGATCCAGCGTAATCATCCACGCCAGTGCGCCAAGCAGACACGATAGGCTGGATGAACCCAGCGATGGAAGCGTCGCGCACGATATTTTCAGCGCCGTTGTAAAGGTCGCCAATCGCGGCGGACAGGATGCTACCGTTGGTGCCGGTCGTGACCAGACGCGCGCCGTCGATTGCCTGCGCCCAATCCTGTATCTGCGAGATGCTGTTTATCCGAACAGAATCGTCAAATAAATTAGTAGCAAATGCACCATCAAACGCCGATACCGCAGACGTGATAAGACCATCAAGCGTCGATTGCACGAACGCCAAAATGAAATCGACGCCAAGCAGCGGGGAGATAGAGATTTCCTCCACCAACTCCATCGAAAACTTGATGATGCCAAGCTCTGACCTTGTTTCATTGATGCTGACCGATATGCACTTTGCGAGGATGATGCGCTGGTAAAACGGGTGTTGCAGACTCTTCGTCAGGCCGCTTTCCGACGCGGCAATAAGCCGGTCGCGTGTCGCAAGCCATTGTGAGCCTGTGATGTACCCCTCGATCTTGATCTTGCGCGCTTTCTTCCCGAGAGACTCGGAAAAATGCGCGTCGGACATGGGAAATTCATGCACCACAATCCGGTGCCCGAAATCCTCCGAGGTGGAGTCAACGTGGAAACCCACGCCTGCAAATGAGGCGGGGCGAAGTTGGGCGCGGATTTGGTCAATCGAAAGGCAGGTCATGCCTATGATATGGGTGCGCCCTGCCATATTGGCAAGGCGCGTTAGTCGCGAGTTTTACCACCTGCCGACCGCGCGCCAGTGGATAGGCCCAGATGGCGTCGTAGCCCCGGTGGTTATTAGGTTCGCGCTGAATGGGAACGATCCAGTGGTTTTTCCGGCCACCTGAACGGACGTGCTTACTTGGGTGTTGGGCGACGTCACGGTCACGGCGTACGACGTGTCAAGGAAGTTGGCTGGCATAGGCACTACTGTCCCGCCGCCGTTGTACGTTCCCCATTGCATCCGTATCGAGCCAAGGTCGAGGTATTTAGCGTTTGAGTTGTCGCTCACCACAATCGTTTGCGGGTCGATTGACACGGCACCGGGCAGTTGCCGAAAGCTGATGAACGTCCTTGAGTGAACCGTCCACGAGTAAAGAGCGTACTCGAACGATATTACCGTCGGCGCTGCGGCGTCCACAATGACTACACCTGCGGTGTGCGCGTATGACGAGGTGTTGGCGTTCGTTACCATAGTCGAGGCTATGCCAACAGGCGCGCCGTTGACCAAGATGTGCGACGCAGCCAGACCGGCGTTGGTGATCATATCGAGGTTATGCTCAATCAGAAATTTGCCGCCAGAGATCGTCCAAGTGTTGTCGCCATTATCAACAATGTTCGCCGTAGTTGGTGCGGTGTGGACAACCCGAGGTTGTGCGTTAATCGCCTGTGCTTCCGTCCAGCCGTACATAGCGTAATCGAGCGGCGTCGCGGAGACTCCGGGTTCCTTGATTATCGTGGCCGTGCCGATCCAGTCAAAAGAGTAGGCGTGCGTCGGCGTGCCGCTGTTTGAGTTTGTGCCGTTGTAGTAGGCAATGTTATTTCTGTTTGTGCCGTTCGCGGCCTTAATCTCTGGGATCGTTGGATTCCCTGCCGCCGCCGGGGCTACCAGCGCATCCGAAAGGAACACGCTCGCGTGACCGCGATAAAGGTGCAATCCGTCGGAGCCGGGGATGATGTAGTTGTCTAAGTCCGCCGACTCGACCTGCAAAGGATGCCTGTGATCTTGCCGCGCAAACGAAGTGGACACGCCCACCGCGCCGGTCGGGCCGGTCGCGCGCGGTGAAACCGTGGTCGCTGCTGTGGCTGACCCGGTGAAGCTCGAAAGAGCGTTCCAAGTGGTGCCGTTCCACGAGAACCATCGCAGCCCGTCGGAGTAGTTTTCCATGTGGACGTCACCGCTGTCAGGCGTCGCCGGGGCAGCAAGCGGAGCCGCGCCCATCGTTGCCGCAGGTTGATCGCTCACGGTGTAATTCAGGTCAATGGTTGTGGTGTTGATAGGAGTCCAAGTCGTGCTGCCGTTGACGTAAAACATATCGCCAGTCAGCGTGTTGACGCCCCATTGTGCGCCGACGGGGGCTGTTCCTGTTAGCGGGCCAGCGGAGGACACAACCTCGCTTGCAGCCCAATGTAAGCCGTCCGATCCCAGTGACGAATTGTTCCCGGCGTCGCTTGAAACATTGGAGGCGGGATGCCTGTGATCTTGCCGGGCTTTAAGCGTTGATGTGCCAACCGCGCCTGTGGCATCAATCGCTGCGGGTGAGATGGCAATCGAGTCGGCCTTGGCGTCGATGGTTACAAGCGTTCCGTTGCCGTCGTTGTGGGTGTATGTCTTGTCGAGGTTGTCGGTGACAATCGAGCGCAGAGCCGAAATGTCGATGTTGATAACGGGCGTGCCAGCGCTGGTATCGCTCAGGCTCAGGATGCCAGTCGCCGCGTTGAAAGTCGCCGCATTGACGTAAATGTCAGCCGCAAGTGCCGACAGGTCAACATTGCTAACAGCCGCAAGCTCGTCCGTATAGGACAGCATCTTGGTGACAGTGTTGTACGACAGCGAAGTCACAATGTCCGCCGCGCCGTTGAAGGTCACAACAACACCAGTCCCGTCGTCATGCGTAAACGTGCCGTCGCCGTTGTCAGTCAAAATCGACGTGTTGCCA